TTAAGCATAATCGGGTTGATAAGGTGTCTTATTCTTTAAAACGCCATAGCATAAATACACAAGCTTTCTCATGACCGCACAAAGTGCAGACATCTTGGATTTACCATTTTTAAGAAGCCTGTCATAAAGTACTTTAGAGTGAGGGTTAAATCTTATTGCAACAATAGCAGCCATGTATAACGCAGCTCGAATACGAGAAGAGCCAGATTTAGAAATGCGTGTCGCACCTCGAACAGAAGTACCTGATTGTTTTTGTATTGGAACTAATCCGACATATGCAGCAGCAGCTCCCGCATTATCAAAATCCTTACCGTGAAATAAAGTAAGCATTTGCAAAGCAGTGCGTTGGCCAATCGCAGGTATTGAAATTAATAAACTCATCTCATCGGTTAATTCAGAATCATTTTTAATTAATTCATTTATTATGACATCTATATGATTAATACGAGTTTGTAAGTTATCGATACTCTCCTTAATCATCGATATAACATGTAGTGAAGTTTTGGTAAAAGTAGACTTTTCAAGCCTATTACTTTCACGAACAAGATCAGTAGATAAAGCATCACGTCTGATCATTAGATCACGCAACTCTCTAAAATTCTTAGAATCAGGCTTCCAATATTTAATTGGGGCTAAAGCCCCGTATTTTGCAAGAACCTCGCTATCAACCTTATCAGTTTTATTTAATATGGACATACCCTGAGCAAAACGACGGGTACGCATTGGATTTGATATAGCAATATTGATTTTTAAATCATGTAGAAAATAACAAAGGTTCTCATGATATATTCCAGTAGCTTCTAGTGTTACTAATAAATCATTTGAATTAATATTTAAATGGGTTAACCAATCAGTTAGTTTAATAAACCCTGATTCAGAATTAGAAAATATTTTAGATTTCCCTTTACCTGAAATACCATTTATAAATAAACAACAATCTATTTTTTCCTTAGAAACATCAATACCTAAGTAATTCATCATTTCCCCAAATTAAAAGCACAATTGCACAATCTTAGCTTGTTTATTCAGCATCTAAGTGCTTGGATACCGTCGAGATTTTAATTGTGCAAAGGGCAAATTGCATGTTTATTCTTCTTTGCAAGCTTTTATAGTTAGCCTAAGTGGAAACTATGCAATTTGCTGTCATGATAGCTAGTCACAACGAACACAATATATCAGAAATTAAAGATTATGCCAGTTTGTCGAAGTGTCTAGACTACGCCTTGAGACACTCCAAATTCATGGAAATGACCTCTGTTTACGCGATGTGTCTCAATTCCCCTGAAGACACTTCTTTGCTAATACAACGTCACATCGAAGAGCCGGTTTTTGTAATCAGAGAGAAGAAATTTGATTTGCCCCATTAATGGGATTTCGTTGTAAACCATCTTGTACGTAATTATTAGCTTGCTGTTGTTTATTCGGCTGTGTCTGCTCAGTTGAAACATTATTTAATATACCTGTACTAACAGACTCAGTTCGAGAGTTGGCAAAATAATTGAAAGGTCTGTCATTATTTTTTATTAAACGCTCACAATCAGATTTAGATACATCTAACTTAGTCCCTTGCTGTGTATAAGCCTGATATTTACCATTCATTTTGGCACATCCGGAGAAGACTGGTTTTGCAGTAACTTCATAGTGAAGATTTTCTTGTATTTCACTGTTATCAAAAGGTTTATCAGGATTATATGAAACCTGATAACCGCGCGTGGTAACAGAAGCATTACTATTCGTTAAATCATTAAAATATTTAACACATACAGGTTTTTCAACATTAACTGCTTTTCGACAATCCTGTTCTGGAACAAATGCAGCCTGATCCTGAGAAGTAGTCTCTTTAGTTGCAGAAGCCGTAGGCTGTGTTTGATTTGCCTGTTTAATAGTTTTTGGTTGTTCGGATCCACCAAAAATACTTGTTAAAAAATTTGGACCATGACCAAAGATCATATTGCCAAACATAAAAACCCCAACAACAGGAATAATCAAAATTGCAAAGAGTTTAAGAGGGATACGCAACTTAACAGTGTTCGCAGTTGCAGACTCATAAATCTCATATAAACGCTTTGGATAATTAAAACGAAAATCACGTTCAGCAGTGAATTTATTACCCAAAGAGTTGGGTTTTTCCCGACAGTTTGCCCAGACATATACCGTTGCAGAAGGTGCACCCCATCCACGATGTAAGTGATAATGAAGACCGACAACATCACGAAAGCCCGGATGAACAAGACGAGGAAATTGCGTTATACCGTAAATATCAAATGCACGATGTCTATGAATTGTCAGAGATTTAACAATGCCTTCGTCATCTCGCTTGTTATCATTTGAATAAACATCAATAAGCTGAATTTCATCATAGAAGACAATAGAGCCATCGGGACACTTACGCCAGTCAACCTGCATTGGTCGAACAAAATCAACTTTTAAACCATCAATATTTGAGTAAATATGACGTACAGATTTAAGCTGTTTTAACTCAAGATTAAGATCATTTTTGATATTCGCAAGGATACCGTTATAAAACTGAATATCTAAAAAAATAGTTTCTTTACGTTCTTTTTTTTCAAAATAATCAAAATAATCAGGTTCAAAACAAAATGTTTCATACGCTTTAGTTATCTTACAAAAATGAGTGTATGAAGCAAAATAATCTTGCAAGTTGTTCTTTTCGATAAGTTCTTTATTTTGTTTTAAAGCTATAGCATTGAAGTCAAGTGCGCGTTTATTAGCTTTTTCATAATTATCAATAAGGAATACAGCGTATAAGGTTTTACCCGCGCCTGGAGTACCAGTTATAAGATGCAACATAATAATTTCCCCTTAATGCAGCTACACACCGCAGCGCACACGCGAGCCGTGGTGCCGCTTGCGGTTGCTCCGCTGCTTATGATGATTTTCTTAATACAAGTTTTGAAGAATTGAGAGATAAGCGCGTTACAACAGCACTTAAAACAATAGTCATTGCTACATCAAAGCCAGCTAAATGCGCCAAAGCTAAAACATCCGCAGATATACCAGAAACTGAACTTCTTAATGTATTTACAGCAGCACCAAAAGCTGTGATAAAAATTGCACTAGAAGCTAGATAAATACCCGCACCACCTAAAATTCGTTTAAGTGCACCTGACTGTAATGATGAAAGAATAAAGACGAGTTTAGACCACATAATCAAGCATCCCCACTTCTAATTCCGCCAATAATAAGAGCAGCAAAATAGGCCGAAACTGCAATAATTACAGGTTTAGAAACTTCTGCAATTTTGCAAAATGGAGTAAACGGAATCTCAATAGAACCAGAAATTCCCATAAAAGAATAAGGGGCGTTCAAAGGTGCCGGACAACCACCACCAAATGATATTGTAGTATCTGGAGTTGCAGGGTCTTTATCAAATTCAAGCGGTTTATCATCAAACTTTGGGTTATCTCCATATTCTTTTTTTAATGCATCAACGTCTTTAGTGTATGAAGCTACATAATTAATGCCTGCTTGAGCAGCCTGACAGATAGTTGGCGCCCAGTTACAAAAAATCGGGAAATTGATTGTTATATCATAAGGCTGTGGTTGTGCAGTCGGATCACCTGTACCCGTTCCAGTAGTAGGAGTTGCAGTACCTGTTCCAGTACCATTGGTAGGAATCGCTTGTGAGTTGTTAAGTTGCTGTGTGACATCAGATGCAGGAACAATTTGTCTTTGTTCATCTTCAAGTGCAGTATCAGCAACAGATGAAACGTATGCTTTAGAGTCTGCATTTTCTGAAGTTGCATCACTAATAATTTGAGAAGCTACAGCATCATAAGGTAAATATTTTTCTTGCGTATTTGGATTAGGTGCAGCAGGATTATATGCAGGATTTAAAACACGTATATAACTCCAGTTGAAAGTCTCATTAGCATCAGTCGCTGAGCGCTTAATAACACATTTTGCATCTCTCATACCCGTTTCATCAGTCGCCCAAGAATACGGAGTTACTGAAACAAGTATCCAGCCATTACCCTGCGCATTTCTCGTACATTGATCATTAGCAGCAGCGGAATTTGAAGAAAAGTATTTAGTAACTCCAAATGCACCTGTTTGATAATAATATTGAACAGATGGGTCTTGAGGGTTCGCAGGATCACCAGTCACAAAGTACTTAACACGGTTGTTCGCAGGGTCCATTACGTAATCAACAGAACCAATCAAAGCTTTAATAGCTAAATCAACGGCCAAAACAGCACCAGTTCTCACAATCATCTTACTGACTTGACTAGCAGTTGGAGTAATTGCAGCAGTTCCCGTAGCTGCATAGTTCTTACCATTTAAAACTACGTTTTTTGCCCCATCATAGAATGTCGTTGCACCTTGCACTAAACGCTTAGTAACAGACCAACCCTCAGCAGAGACAGTTGTTGCGTTAGCAGTCTGATAAAAAATAAAGTTAGGTGTAATGGCTATAATGAAGATTTGCAGCCATGTTATTAATTTAAAGTTATCTTTTATAACTTTGACGCAATAAGATGTAATGCTACCCATGTGACCACCAGTGGAATCCAGTAAATTATAGATGCTTGTTCATCCATACAGCCTCCAAGAAAAATGCCCCAAAAACTGGGGCACTTTGGGAAATTATTTTATTTAGCAGTACGCTTAAAATAAGACCAAGCAATACCAATGCCGATTAATGTCACTAAAACACCGATAATACCGACTACAGCAGTTTTAACACCGTCTAGCTCACCAGAAGCACCAGTGAAATCAAGTGAAGACGCAGCATTAGCAGCAGGTGAAAGCGCTAGTGCACCACCAAGTGTTGCCCCCAAACCATAAGTTGAAACGTTACGTAAAGTTAAAACGCCACGTTTTTCTTGTACTGCAAATTGATTTTGTTTCATGTCTAAGCCCTCTTGGCAAAGTTATTAAAAATAGAAAACGCAATGATTAAGCCGTAAATCCCCACAATAGGTGTCCCCAACATCACCATTTGCGCCTTAGTTATTGCGAGTTGTTCAAGTAGTGTTACCTGCTCAACCCATGAAACACATGTCTGAACGTTGTCAATTAGTTGTAACTCTGAACAAACATATGCCATTTCAAAAATCCCCAATTAGAGCCACTGGCTTGCGCTTACCCACGCCCCCAAAAGCCAGTGGTATCTATAAAACATTACATTTAGTAAAAATAGCCTAAGCAATTTTTGAAGATGTAGATTGCTGTAACTTGCTTAAATCAAGATCAACCAAGATCAAAACCGATGATTTCCCGTTAGACACTTGTTCCATTGTGGCAGTACAAGTAAATGGGTAAGACAAATGCTTAATACGCTCAAAATTGAACGATGTACCCCATTTAATTGATTCACCAACCTGACCTACAAAATTTTCGCCTGATTGCAAATCTGCTTGATAAAAAACAGTAGTTGAATCGTATGGTTTACCATTAAAGTCACCTTTAGATGACTTAGCCCCCAAGATGATCAGTTCAGTTTTAAATTGCATTGATAAAATCCTTATATTGAGTTTGATTAACTAAAGGAACACCCACGAATAATGAGTAGTCTTCATTTAGAGATTGAATAGGTTGATTGATACGTAATGACTGCATCACAGCAGCATGAGAAAACTTAAGTCTTTTTGGTACTTCATCTTTAGAAGATGAAAGCATTGCCACCAGTTCATCACTTGCAATAATTTTTGAGAATTGACGGATATATTTGCCGAACTGATGTTTCATGATCTCGATTGATTTATCGAAATTAATTACTGATTGCTTTTTAACGATTTCAGGTTTTTCTGGTGAAATCATTTCTTGAGTAAGTTCTTTAGCAAGCCATTCAAAACAAGGGTAAGCCCCAATGAAATATGAACTTGGATTAAGTAAGACATCAAAAGGAATAAAGCGATCAGAACCTTTAAATTCAACTTCTGCACGTGTCCAAGGGCTTAATACATCACCTTCTTTTTTTCCACGTTCATAGATACGGCAAAATTTACCGCTGTCACGGTTGCCAATATTAAGAGTACGACCTTTACCATTAGGACGCTTCCAAGCTCCTTTATGTTCTACATTTGGTTCACGACCACCGCACCAAAAGCCGTCGATATTGTCCCAAGAGTCAGCCAAATCAACCGTTAAGTGATTGCCTTCAAAATCATCATGAGCAAGGTCAATTCTGTTCAACTTAGGACGTTTACATCCACGTATTAAGAACTTATAGAGTTGTGATTCCCAACCTTTACGTGCCAATGCACAACCAGTACCGTTAATTTGTACTGAAATTTTCTTATTTGCATGACCATATAACACCATGCCTAAATTATCTTGTAATTCGTATGAGCAAGTATGGAAATGCATACCTTTGTCACGTTTAACGGCAAGCCCAAACCCGAATATTTCAAAAAGAATCTGATCTAGCCATGTTTCAATCGCTTCTGTAAGCGACTCATCAACTTCCTCTGGTTCAAGGAATGCGTATTTTTCGCCAAAGGTTTCTTGACCAAAACTAAAAGTCACCCAATCAACAGCAGCTATGCCATGAATATCACAAGGAACAGAATGTAAAACTGGTAATACACCATCTTCAGTTTTAATTAACTTCTGATTATCCAAATTTCTTGGGAAAGTGAACTCTTCAGATGTCATGCGAGAATTCGTTACCCCCATCTTATAAAAGGGGGTGCTTTCTGCCGTGTTTTTACATGTATTGATCATTTTTTATTCTTCCCCGAAAACATCTTGGAATTCACTATTTGCTTTTTTGAATGTTTCTAAATGGGCATCAATGTATGAATAGTCGTATGCATATTCAGAAGCGACAAAAGCTAAATGCTCTAAACATTGTTGTGTATTAAAAGCGGGAGCTAAGCATTCAAGTACAGAAGCGCCATGTTGTGATACGATTCGAGTTACTTCATTAAAGGCAGCTTGTGTAAAACTTTGTTTGTCTTCAAATACAATTTGATTCATTTAAACCACCTATATAGAACTCGAAATGACAGCATTTATTTTCTTATTTATTGGATTGGGGATAGGATTTTGGTTTGGCCGTAAAACAAAGCCAAAAAACCAAGAGAAAGAAGTTAAACCTATACAAAGGACATATTCATACAACCAACGACAAGCATTAAAAGTGATGTATGCAACTGATGCAGATCGCATAAGAGAACTTAATTTGCTATCCACAAATGAGAGTATTTTTTTAAGACTCTTAAAGCAGGAATTTTTAGATAAAGAAATTGTAGTAAAGCAAAAACGGTTCTTTATCGTTGATAGTGATAAATTCCCAATAGCTATATTTGAATATCGTGATGGCTTTAAACCATTACACAATTCTGATGTAGAAGATGGACTACCTGTATTTTTGTATAAAGGGCTTTTATCAAGTGATGTAATCAAAGAAGATGCACAGCGAGTTGCTGATATGGCAAGACGATAG